CTTATATTTGCAATAGCGGTGGATGCTGTCCCAGGACTGCTCCGGCTGGTTTTCGTCCAGCATCCCTCGAAGTTCCTCCGGCGGGTCCAGGATCAACTCCCACAATTCCCGGCTGCACTCCTCGACGTTTTGCATCAATGTCTCAAGAGCGGGGTTGTTGGGAGCGGAGAAAAGGTCTTCGGCTGACAATTCTTCCGTGCCCAGTTCCTCGAACGATATTTGGTGCTGTGTTCTTTGCTCCCGTGACCTGGCTCGCAGTATGTTGTACAGGCCCCAATGCAGCTTGTAGTAAAGCCAGGTGATGAGGCTGCTCTTGCCGTTATGCGTCCGGCAGGCGTCGATGAATATCATATTGGCTTCGCTCAGCCATTCGTAGAAATCCCCTCCGTATCGTTTCGTGAACTTCCAGCAGGTTTTCTCGATCAGCCCTTCCATGTGGGTGTATGCGTCTTCCAGGATGTCCCGCTGTAGGACATCGGGATAGGATTTTGTAGCCATCGCTTTATCTCCGTAACCGTCGTTAAACCCTTTTTGTCCTTCCTAGTTTCCAACCACGTCAATCTATCTAAGAAATCTTAGATAGTTTCCCCTATTATATGGCCTCCTTTGGGGGCGTAAAGATTCTCTTTACGTCCCTTATAACTCCTTGTCGCATAAGGACTTGTCGGGAATTGCGTTTAGGGCGTCGATCACTTTGGCGAGGTTTCCCGCCGTCATCTGGCTCTTGTCACTCAGGTAGTTGTAGAGCGTGGTGGGGGTGATTCCGGCCCGCCTGGCGAGTGCCCAGGTGCCGATCCTCTTTTGCCGCTGCAATTCCTTCACTTGTTGTCGGTAATTCGTGTTGCTCATATCTATGTCTCCGTTGTCGTGAATAAAGCCGACAGCCCGACGGACAGGCAGGCCAGAAGGCCCACTCCCAGGTCGAGCGTCAGCAGGATCAATTCAATCGCCTGATTGGTTTGTGTTGGGTTCATTGGATCGCATTTCCCGGAACCTTTTTAATCAGTTCAGCCGGGTAGACTACTCGTTGTCGTTTCTGGGGCTTTCGTCCAGGGACAAGTGTTTTGCCTTCCGGCGGATTTTGAAACGTCATCAAGCAGTCTCCCATGAGGGCCTTCACTTGCCGGTATTGCCCTTCGGTGTACGGTCTTTCCTGAGTTATTGGTTTTCGGTCTCCTTTCTCAGTCTAAGGGATGTGGGTATTTACAACTCTCCTACCAGAGGACAAGAATTGTTGCGAAAATGAATAGAATCCATACTTCCCGGTCCATTGCTACACCTCGTCGTCGAATATTGATTTCACGATGCTTCGCGTCCGAAAGGACGTGACGATCAGGTATGCCAGATGGGCTTGAATCTTGTTCCGCCAAATCGCCATGTCTAGGTAGTTGGAATGATTCGGTTGTGGGTTTGTCGGTTCTCACGGTCGATAGGTCTGGCCACCCCGGATAGAGTGGACGGACGAAAGATCGTAGGTTAGTGGCTGTGACGGTTTCCCAGTAGGTGCTGGATCGAATGGATGGCGGCTCCGATCACTCCCTGCTTGTGCTTTCGTTCCTGAGTTCCTCCTGCCGCTGTCGCTACGTTCCGCAGAAAGGCTTCGGCGGTCATGTGGTTGGCTTGGGAAATCGAATCGGTTTCGACGCGAATTGTACCGTCGTCCAGTATGGTTATTTTCATCTCGTCCATCGGTTTATCTCCGGCTCACGGTGAGGGTGTCTTGTCTGGTTTGTTTGACGTTCCATCCGGCATGTCGGGCTGCCCAGGTGACGGCCTGCTTGCTGTACTCCTTGGTGAGGGCCTTGATATTCTCTTGGGTGTTGCTGTAGCCTTGGACGTTGATGCCCTTGCCCGGAGTCCAGGTGATCAAGTTCGATTCGTTGCGTGCTTGGAGGTAGTTGTCCTGGTGTTGATTAAGCACATTCCATCCGAGAGCCTTCATAGCATGTTGAATGATTTCTGGCATGGCTTTGGCCAACGCTACAGATTGGGTTGTAATTGTGTTGCAGGGCATTAGGTTTCTCCTAATCAAGGGTAACGGATCGGTTCCGCTTGGTTGTCACTTCGTTTGGGGAGTAGTTGTATATGCCGTAGGCGGAGGCGGACAGGTATCTCCCGCTTGCCTCTTGCCGGAGGGAGGTGATCCGTTCGCGGGCCGAGACGCTGACAGGCACTACGAACTTCGCCGCCTCTACCAGGGACAAACCCAGGCGGTCTGCCATGTCAGCACACTGGCGAATCTCGGCTCCCGTCCATCCTTCGCAGTTGGGGAGCTTCTGCTTACCTAACCCGAATTTCTTCAGGTAGATAGGCCAGATGATGTCCCGCTCCTCTTTCGTGGGCAGGTCGAAAAACATTGTGCCGACGGTGAACCGCCGCCGCAGTTCGGGAGGCAGGACGCTGATGGCGTTGCAGGTGGCGACAAAAAACGGCCGTCCCCCGGATATGGCCGTTATGACGGATAAGGCCGTCCGCATCCGTCCTTCGCTTTCCCCCACCAAAGACCCCTTGATTCCGCCCAGGTCGAGCGACACGGTGGGCATTCCACCCTCGTTGCCGATGGCCTTGGCGAAAGCGGATTTGGCCGCTCCAGGGGGACCAACGAAAATGCTTCCGGTGGCGTTGTTGTCTTGCATGTAGCTGAGCAGGTATCCGAGCATGGATTGGGATACTCCCGACGTGTCTCCGGTCGTGCCGGAAAGTGACTTCTCGATCTCGTCGATGAAGATGATCGCACCCGGCTTGCGTTTGCCTTTGAGGAGGGACGTGAACAGATTCTTGGCTTGATCCAGTCCGCCCAGGTCGTCGAACGTCTCTTTCCCGGCGTAGACGGACAGGCCCGGCGTCTCGCTGATCTGTTGCCGCTTGCGTGCCCAGAGGGATTCGACGTCGATGCCCTGCTTGGTGAGGCTCAGGGCGATGGCTTGTTCAGCCGCGAAAGCGGACAGGCCCAGGAGAGCATCGCTGACCTGCTCCATTTTCTGGGAGGATGGAGTTTTTAAGCTGGCAGCCTCGCAAAGCCGTTGGGCTGTCGTTTTGTGCTCGCTGCGTTCTGGCAGCGGGGACAGCATCATGGCGATGTCGTCGGGGAAAGGATTCCGCCAGCCAAGGGGGACGGTCATGATGAGGATGGCCCCTTGCTGGGACAACGTGTCCCGCAGGTTCCAAAGGGCTTGCCGGGCGGGGATGCCAGCGGAAGGATCGGCCAATACGTCGGCCATGCCCAGGGCGATGATACGCGTCTTGCTGGCCGTCTCATCATCCTTGATTCGCTCCAAGCTCCGCAGCATTTCGATGGGGTTGCCCGTAGCGATAGCGGGATCTTGATTGCTGTTCAGGCTCGCTGCGAGGTTCTGTGCCTCCATGTTCAGGGGAGTGATGCCGTGGATGCAATCCCACGCCAGCACTGGGTATGATGTCTTCTCGTTGCCGGATGATTCGGCGACAACCAATCGGATGATTTCGGCTGGGTCAGCAGTTTGGACGGCGAGGAGCGGCACGGCGGCTCGGTAATATGGTTTCAGGCTAATCATGGTAAACGTCTCCTATTACTGGGTAGAGGAATAGTTAGAATTTCCTGTTCATCGCAGGAGTGACAAAGAGGGAGAGCCTTCGGATCAGGACCCTCGCGAGCATATCGAGTTTTGTTATGCTCTCGCATATCTCCAGCAGGTACTATTACACGCTTACAGCGGAGGCATTTGGTGGATTTAGACATCGAAAACTCCTACTATAGGTCCAGGTCGATCTTGCGTACTCCGTTGATCCGGTCAGCCATTGCTTGGGCGGCTTTGGCCATGCCCTTACGGAAAATCGGATTGTCCCGCAGGTCTTGGGGGTCCACGTCGCCGAACTTCTCGACCACCACTTTCCTCAGGTCCTCTAGGGAGGTGTCGTCGGTCAGGTTCCAGTCGGGCAACTCCTCGCAAAAGGTGCGGAGGTTGTTGATGAGCGAGTCCTTGAATTTGCCTTTAGGGTCTTCGAGCTTCTTGTGGATCTTAGCAACCAATTCGGATAGCTGATTGTAGATGGAAGCGATGGCTTCGGATGCCGTGGCTTTCAGCGACTTCTCGATTTCCTGAACTATATCCGCCAGCGGCCCGTCCTTCAAGTCGGACGTCCGGGCGATCTGGATGGTGCTCACCTTGATCTGGAATTTGCGGAGCAGTTCGTCCCCGCTGGGCATCTGCCGTCCGTCCAGGAGGCTCTTCAATCGCTTCGGCATTTGTTGGACGATGGCGGGGTAATCGTCCGTTACCCAACGAACGGCTTCAGTGTTGTAGCTGCTGATGGCTTCCCCGATTTCTTTGTCGTATTCCGGCTTCTTCTTCAGGGGGAGTATACGGGTCCCGCCGTCGAGCCAAGGACGGGTGAATCGGAGCCAGACGCTGCGGACGTTGTTGGCCCGCGTCTTGAGGGAGTCGAGTTTGTTCGGCGGGATGAAGTTCGTCACCCAGAATCCGGCATCCTCGTCCACGCCCAGGTCTTCGCACACTTTGTCGGTCTGTTTGGGGTCTCGTTTGGTTCCGTTCCAGCGGCAGACCCGCAGGTGGATCAGGACCGCTTTTTGGCTGAGGTCATAGTTACTCATTGTCGTCTCTCCTACTCAAAAAGGTTCTGGTTATTCGGTCAAAACGAATACCGCCGCCGGTTGGGAAGCCGGTGAGCCCGATTCGGCGATGGGTGTTACTTCTTCTTCTCCTTGAGTACAGCCTTGATAACGCGGAAGGCGGACTGTTAGCAATAGCACTTCTCAGGAACAAAGACGAAATGTACTTGCCGTCCGAGAAAGTCGATAAAGTCATGGTGGCACAAGTGAATAAAGTGCTCCGCCTTAGCCAGTGCAAAATCACGGCGAGCAAAGTGCATATCTGTAGTCCTTCGCCCATCGCATCGCACGGCCCATCGCTCCTTCCCCTTCCAATAAACGCGTTCAACGCCATAAGTCTGTGTGTATGTGATTGTTTCCATTTTCAACCTCCAATATCACGTTTCGATTTTCGACGCGGACGATAGCTCGGTCTATCTATCATACTAAGTCGCTGTCAGCCGTTGCAGGCTGAGTGGCACTCTATGGGTCAGCGATTGGATTGATCTGCCGGAGCCTCGTCTACAGGACCGCCCTACCGGCTGCGTCCGTGAGTTCCGTTGGCTCTATTCACTTGTCAATCATTACTACTATACTATACGTCTATTTCTCGCTACGGTAAAGGGAAAAATCGGAATTCCGTGTAAAATAGTTCAAATTCTTGCCTCCACCCGCGTTTTTACGCTAAAAACCACGATCCGGCCCAGGATAAATTTATAGGATTCGAGCGTTATCTATCGCTTTAATAGACTCATCGGGTCGGTTGGAATAAGGTTTTGGTTGGGGATACACAGATATGGTGGGGCCGAAGTCGAACAAGACGATCAACAGTAAGTGGAGGGACAGCAACCTCGTGACCGGATACGAGATGGCACGGGAGGGATGTACCGAGCAGCAGATGGCCAAGGTGATGGGGGTGAGTAAGATCACGTTCATCAATTGGGAGCGAGAGAACAAGTATTTCAAGATGATGGTGGACGCGGGACGTGCGTATCGGCAACGGGTGCAGCGGCCCTATGTGGGGGATCATCTGGATTACGTCTACCATCAATTGCCGGAGGATTTGAAAACTGTTTGGCAAAAGCTCTTTCGGGCATACACCAAGAAGGCCAGCATCGCGGAAGTGGAATCCATCATGAGGGGACAGAACAAGATAGCTCGGCAGCGACTATTCATGTGTGCCCTGATCCGCTCCAATTTCAATGTCAGCGGAGCCTGTCGCCTTACGGGGATCAACCGCAACACGGCGGAATTCTGGAAGAACGACAAGGAGTTCCAGAAGTTGCTGCACGAGGTGCATATCATCCAGAAGGAATGGGCACAATCCTGCCTGCTCGCCCTGGTGAACGATCACCATCCGCAGGCGACGATTTTCGAGAATCAGGCAGTGAATCCGGAGAAGTATGGCGAGGCCAATAAACTGAAATTGGACGTGTCGGGCAAGGTGGAGCATGAGCATCGTATGGTGGTATCTATCACGGACCTGCGAATCGAGGGGGAAAATGGACAGATGGAGGCATTGCCTTTGAATATCCAGATGATGCTGCTCAAGGGACTGCGAAATGCCCGGAAACAAGTAGAATCCAACGAAGTGCCTGTAGGAGGAAAGCTGTTGGAGGCTGTGGGGTAAAAGATGAAGACGGCGATAGCCAAGAAGCGGGGATGGTTTAGTAAGAAGCCAGAAAAATACAGTGTTTCCATGCTGGATGACCTGAAAAACATAGCCCTGGACGAGGATGATTTGGTCCGTAGTATCACTCGGCAATCTCTGTTTGAATTCACCAAAGAATTCTGGTGGGAGGTGGCACCAGGGCAGCCGTATATAGGGAATTGGCATATCAAGTACCTGTGCGATTCGATCCAGGAGGAAATGGAGCGGATCATCGCGGGGTTGCCGAAGCGGTATGATTATATCCTGGTGAACCAACCCCCGGTGACGTTGAAGTCCACGATTCACAATATGATGTTGACGGGGTGGCTATGGGCGAGAGCCCCCTGTATGAACTTCATCAGTTGTTCTTACGGTGAGAAGGCTTCTATGCCGTTGGCTCAGAAGGCTCGTGACCTTGTCAAGTCCGAACGGTATCAGAGGATATTTCCTGATGTACGTATTCGAGGGGATATGGATGCCAAAGGGGTTTTTGGAAATACGGCGGGGGGGATACGGTTTAGCGATTCGATCAAAGGGGGCATCACTTCCAAGCACGGGCATGTGGTAGTGATCGACGATCCTTTGGACCCGGAAGAGGCTATGTCGGCGGTGAATACTGAGACAGCCAAGCGTATCATGCTGCAAACTTTGGCGAACCGCAAAAAGGATGAGGAAGTATGCCCTACCATCCTGATTATGCAACGGCTCTCTGAGGATGATCCTTCCGGCGTTTTGCTGAACATGGCGAGGTCTGGGGATATTCGTCTCAAGCATATCTGTCTGCCAGCGGAGGAAAGTGATCGGATCAATCCATCTGAATTGCATAAGTATTATCAGAAGCAGGACGGATTGCTGTTTCCAGCGAGACTTTCTCGTCGGGCTTTGGACGTATCCAAAATGACGGGAGGAGAATACTACTACGCCGGTCAGTACATGCAGTGGCCTGTCCCTCCCGAAGGCGGCATGTTTAAGGTGGGTTATCTGCTCCAGAAGCGGACGGACGTATGTCCGGATATCAACAATCCCAAGTTGTGGGTCAAGCAGGTGCGGTATTGGGATAAGGCGGGCACGGCCAAGGGGGGATGTTTCACGGTGGGCGTGCGGATGGGCAAGGATTTGGAAGGACGGTTCTGGGTCATCCATGTTGACCGTTTTCAGTATGAGGCGAGCAAGCGGGAGAAGCGGATACGGGAAGTGGCGGAAAGCGACGGAGTTCACGTCATCGTGGGAGTGGAGCAGGAAGGTGGCAGTGGGGGCAAGGAGTCGGCTCAGAACACTGTTCGCAATTTGGCCGGATTCCGTGTGGTGAAGGATTTGCCCACGGGGGACAAGACGTCGAGGGCAGATACCTACGCTACGCAGTTGAATTGTGGCAACGTGTATTTGGCGGAGGAGGGTATCGTCAAGGGACTGGAAGAGGCGAAATGGCATAAGCCTTATATCGGGGAGATCACGTTTTTCCCCAAAGGCAAGTACAAGGATCAGGTAGACGCCTCCAGCGGGGCGTTCAAGGTGTTGACGCATAACGTATTCCAAGTGGGATTTTTCTAAGCTGGAGATCGAAGCATGGCAAGAAAGAAAGTGCATAAGCAGGAACCAGTCACACAGGCCCTTCAAGTCCAGTGGAATGAGTGGTCCAAAATGAGGATGCTGTTGAACACGGTGGGGACGCAGGACCGGCGGGCTTTGCTGTCCTCGTGGATGAATCGGGACATCGACATGGATTTCGAGTGTCGGTGGCCCACAGATATCGAGCCGGTCAAGTACAAGCAGCTTTTCGAGCGGAATGGAGTGGCCAACCGCGTTGTCACGATCTGGCCGGAGGAGTGCTGGATTCTGCCGCCGGAGATTTATGAGACGGAGAAGGCCAAGAAAGAGACGCCTTTCGAGCAGATTTGGAAGGAACTGGAAAGTACGATGCATTTGCTGAGCTATCTTAAGCGGGTGGACATCTTGTCCCGCATCGGCCGATACGGGGGCTTGCTGATGGGTCTGAGCGATTTAGGATCGAATGGCAAATTGAATGATCCCGTCAAGGGAGTGGAGGAAGCGATCATCGCCAAGATGAACAGCAGGCCTATCAAGCCTCTGAGCCTCAAGCTCCTTTTCCTTAAGGCGTTTCAGGAAACGGATCTTGCTATCTCCGAGCGGGAGACTCGCCCGAATCATCCGCGATATACGTTGCCTACGAAATATATGGTCACGATGGAGAGTGCTTCGGGAGTGGGTACTACTTCCGCGGTGGTGCACTGGACGCGGATGCTGCATGTGGTGGCGAATCGGCTTTCCTCTGATGTGTTTGGGGAGCCTGCAATGAAGCCTGTTTGGAATGATCTGATTGATGTGCGGAAAATAGGTGGAGGCGGAGCGGAAGGGTATTGGCGTGCGTGTCTTTCTGGTACGGCTTGGGGAGTCGATCCGCGAATCGTCGATCCTGGCGTCACTTTGACGGAGGAGCAGAAGGAGGCGTTCCGGGAACAGGTGAAGTCTATGCACGATAGTATGCAGAGGGACATGATTTCGTTGGGATTGGTTCCGCAGGACATCGCTCCGAAATTGGTGGACCCGACGCCGTATATAGACAATAAGATCGAGATGATTTGTATTCAGTTGGGTATTCCGGTTAGTATTTTCAAGGGGCGAGAGGAAGGGCAGTTGGCGGCGGATGAGAACCGTTCCTCTTGGCTGGAGCGGGTGAAGGGGCACCAGAGCAACTATGAGACGCCTATGCTCGTCCAGCCTTTCGTGGAGCGTTTGCAGGTGTATGGGGTTTTGCCGGAAACAAAAGAGAAAGTCAAGATCGACTGGCCGGAGCGGGACATGCCCAGCGAGCAGGACATTGCCGACACCGCTGTCAAGACTACACAGGCCCTGGCCCAGTACCAGCAGGGCAACGTGGGCGGGTTGATGGGCGAAAGGGAGTATTTTGGGCAGGTGCTCAAGAAGACCCCGGAAGAGATCGACGCCATCGCCGACGAGGTGAATGATTGGGAAGAGAACAACCAGGTGGACGAGACGGTGCCATCGGATAGCCCTTTTCCAGTTAAGAACGTAGAGAATAAGGAAGATGAGGGATACTGGTTTACGACGGACACGGGTGCCAAGGTGTATGTGATGCCGGGACAGACGAAGGAAGAGGCGATTGCGGAGAGGTTTGGGGGTAGTGAAGATACTGCATCTGAGCGTGTTTGGAGTGACCCTGAGTACGGTGAGGTTGATAAAGAGATAAATGATCCTTCCATATTGAAACAGGTAGAATTTCCTCGGTATATGTATCATATATCTCCGAGTGAAAATGTAGAGTCTATTCAGAAGGATGGATTGAAAATAGGGGAGAAGGGTAAGGGTACAGTTAAGGAAGGAATGAAGGGAGATCCTACAGGTCGCATCTATTTGACGGATGACTATTATTCCATGACGGATACGATGGAGTCGATGGTAGAGGGTAATTTATCTGTATTCCGGGTGGATTTGAAAGGAGTATCTATTCGTCTTGATCCTGAATATTATACTGAATTAGGGTATGGTAAAGGACATGCTTCTGAAATACTCGGTCTTATAGAGGAAGTGGGTGTTGCATCTGCCTATATTGAAAAGAAGATTCCTTCGTCTCGTGTGAAATTGATTAAGCGAGATATTGTGAAGCGATAATAAGCCAGAAGAGAACCCCAGTCCAGTTGAGGGTGAAGGTAATGGAAAAGAGTAAGTCGTGTCGGGATTGCGATTGGTTTGATGCTGCTACGAATTGCTGCATGTTGGGTACGGAGTGGAAAGAAGTAACTCCGGACCAGGAGCCATGTGAGGATTTTGTTAGG